AGGAACGGATGTAGATGTCATTTAGATGATTTTATGTTAGTGCCATAAGGAGGGATAAGAGATGTCTAAGATTATAGGTATAATGTTACAGCATAGCGATGGAGATAAAGAATACTATTCACCACAGCTAACAGCACAGGACCAAGATGCTATCTTCAAGATACTAGAAAAGTATGGCGATGATAATGAAAGCATGAGAGGTGACTTGGTAGTGGTGAGCAGAGAGCATCGGATTTAGGAGGGATGAGAGATGCAAAAATTATACCCGAACAGTAGAATACGCCCATGGTGATGATTACATAGTAGAAATCGTGGAGCAAGAGAAAACACCTGATATAGGAGAATTAGCAAGATAAGTAGTAGACGGTAATAATGAACAAAAATATCCAATATAAAATAAAGGGCAGCCAATAAAGACTGCCCTATTCTATTAGCACATCTAACAAACATATAATCCCTATAAAAACATCAGAATTAAATCGCCAGAAAAGGCGGAGAAATAAAAAAGTGACATATAGTATATACCAATAATACATTTACCAATATATACTAATAATACCCATAATACACATAGAAATACCGATATATGTACCCTCCTTTTAGCCTATCCTCCCTTTCTGCCTTGTACCTTGTACAAGTTGAAGTTGTACACCCTTCCACTATTCAGCATAAAATCAAGCTTCCCATTAGCTAGCGCCTTTAACTTGCACACCTTTCCATTATCTTGTATGCCCCTATCCTCTCCCTTGTTTTAGTACCTTTTACCTGTCTTCCCCGCCCCGCCAGTATCCTAGGCACCTCAGAATCAACCTAGGAGCCCCGTCCCCTTTTATCCCAAAACCACCATTTTTAGCCCCGGATACCCCAAAATGGGGCAAACTCCATTAAGGCGTGGACCCCTTGTGCAAATTGCACAATGTAGCCATGCGACTTCCGAGGGGGTCAAATACACACTTTCCGAAATTTATTTCTTAAATACGGGGTAAACACGGATTGGTCTTCCGAACCCTTCGTCAAATTGCACAATGGTGCCTATGGCTAGGTGGGGCGGGGAAAGAAAACACTCCAGTTGAGATGCTGAATAGACCTAAGTTATAATATCTATATAGTAAATAATACTTAATAAAAGAAAGTGAGGACCATGAAATGTTAGAAAATTATTTAGAGATGTTATCAGATTTAGAAGAGGACCTTGCGATTGATGCAAGAGCGCATGATGATGAGATTATCACCTCAGCTTACATCGAGAGAGCTATTGATGCTGTCCAGTTTTTACAGCAGTACATTGACAATATGAACAAAGAGTTTAATTAAGGAGGAAACCAAATATGAAGTTAGAAATGTATGCCCTTTACAAGATGATTTATGAATGCTGTGGAGAAGACCAAGATACTTTAGAGAATGTGGAGATTACTGAGATATCTCCTGATAAGTATCATGTAGCCTATAAAGAGGATAATCCATTTGAAGGAGTTTCTCTTGATGTTGCCATTAATATAGAAGAGATTCTTCCTACCCATAAGAATGTAGCCCATTATGCCATTACTAATTCAGTATATGGAGATAATGGAGAGTTTGACATCCAGTTATAGAATAAGGAGCTGTCCGTAGCGACAGCTCTTTCCTTTTCCATTATTCGCCCTGGAAGGTACCGTCCAGACTCTGCAAGCAGGCTGCCAGGAGAGGGCGAAATGATGAAAACGGGACTGTTCACGTCCAGATGAATCTGAGTAGAAAGGAATGATATAATAAAAGAAAAAAACTTAATAAAAGAAAGTGAGGACAGAGCCATGATGAGAGAGCTAGAAAAGATGGAAGGCAAGAAGTTTGAGGTACAGTGGTACACCGATGAGGGAGATTACTCATGGGTAATGCAGATTGACACAATCGAGGAGCTTGCCCAGTATTTAGCAAGATGCTGTTGGGGTACAATGAGATTCAGAAACAATCCTACAGTATGGAAAGATGGCGAGAGATGGTGCTTAAACGAGTACACAGAGGCATAACCTATTACAGTCACATCGAGCATCTATATGGTGCTCCTTGTAATCGCAATAGGGCGAGAAAGAAAGTGAGGTAACCAAATGAATACATTTACAGTACAGGATATGGAAACAGTCAAGAGCCTATTACAGGCATTTGCAGAGCTGAGCTATGATGACCAGATGAGAATGATGGGCAGTGAAGGAGTAGATAGAGTACTCCGTATTAGGAGTAAGATTAATACCTTCGATTACTGTCTCGCCCATAATACTAGATGGGAAGATATGACAGAGGCAGACTTCGAGCAGATGGCAGATGAAGAGATGTGGAACTACTAAGAAAGTGAGGTAGGAAAGATGAAGATGTATTTAGAGGAAATCAATGGACAGGAAGTATATTATGCAGATGGAGATTGGGTAGTAGAAGATGAGTATGGAATAACCCCATACGCCAGCAGAGAAGAAGCAAGACAGGCAGCCGAAGAAGGTTTCTATATAGAAGATGATTATACAGGTAATATGCCATGTGATACCTATGGTATGTGTGCAGGTTCTTCTTGTAGCCATTATTATCAGTGCCAGGCATAGTTCATTATATAGGGTAGCCATTATACAGGCTGCCCTTTCTTTTTGCTTCCCTTCCCAGGTACCCTGGTTCCTCCCTTCCGCCCTTCCGCCCAGGTTCCCAGGAGCCTTTCCCAGGTTCCCAGGCAGGCTCCCTGGTACCCAGGCATGAGCCATTATGGCCCAAGGCCATTAGCCTACCCAGGCTCCTGCCAGGAAGCCATTATGGCCCTGGCCATGGTAGGTAGGCCCCGGCAGGGCAGTCCCCGGCAGGCGGGGAGAAGAGCGAGCTGAGTTAGCTTTAGCTAACTAGAGTTCACGCTGTGAAAACTAGAGTTAAGAGTAACTAACTAGCGACAGCAGACAGCAGACAGCGACAGCAGACAGAAAAAGCAGACAGCGACAGCAGACAGCGAAAAAAAATTATCAAAGCTATTGTGTTTTGATGTGAGACGTGTATAATAATAAGTGAAGAGAGCGATACATCTTCACAGTAGCTTGACAACTGAACATCGAAAGTCACGACTTAGAAAGTCACAGACTTTGTAACGTACAAACAATATTTTAAGAAAGTGAGAAAAGAACAATGAGAGAGACAACAGTAAAGAATGAGTATGAATTTTTTAAGTCACACAAGAACGCTTTAGAGCTTGCAGATGCTAAGAGCTTCACAGGTAAAAGCGTTATGATTCAGTTAGCTAATACGAAGAAGAACGCTATAGAGCGTTTTCAATTATGGGTAGTCCCTACAGCTAAAGACGTTTTTAAGATTGATATTTACGTAGGTAAAAACGTAGGTATCTGTGAAATGAAGACAGAGAAAGCAATCGAGCGAAAGTTCTCGAGAGTATCAATAAATGATGCTATAGAGCTTTTAAATAAAGCTCAAAAGCATTTCGAGAGCGTGAAAGCAGAAGCTACTGAGACAGCTTCTAAGAAGCGCACAGCAACTAAAAAAGCAGTCAAAAAGACTGAAAGCGTGACAGCATAATGATAGTTATTCTTTGCATACTTGCTATTGTCTTCATAGTAAGTATTTACATTTAAACTAAGTAACGTATATACGATACCTACCCCTACCTTAATCGGTAGGGGTTTTTCTTATGTACGTGTGCGTGTGCACATCTCACACAGCCTAGGTATTTTCACTAATTAATTGGCGCATCGTTGAAATTTCTACGGAGGAAGATTTTCTATATTCCATGCCGTTCTGCTCCCACATCCCCACTACCCCACAAGTCAGATTTTTTCTGGAGGAGAAAATTGCAATATCCGCGGCGAACGAGTGTTCTTTTTTATTGACTATACCTGAGGAAACGTGTTATATTATTTTCACAGAGAGGTGGTGAGGTAATGAAAAATCCAGGAATGCTGGCTAAAAAGATAGCCAGAGGAATTAATTTCAAATATGGCAGTCATATCTGCATAAATGTCTCAGAGTTCTATGGTACATCTGGAGATACCCCTAATTTAGTAAGGATGTATGTAGTGAGAGATGCATATTGTGGCTCGGAAGGCGTTTTTGTAAACAAAGAGCTATACAAGTCAGGCTCGGCATACAATGTACTTTTCTTTATGAGAGACTTATTATTTAGGTTGGATGGAAAAGAGTTGCCTGAAGGCAACGATAAATGGGAAGCCGAAAAGATGCGAAAAAATGCAGTGGCTGCCATGGACTATATTGTAGAGACTTATGCGGAGGATATTGTAAATGATGACTAGTCAATTACCTGAACCAATAAATAAACATACTACAGATTTAGCCTCGGAAGTGATTTTAGTTACTCACAATGGGCAGAGACTTACACCCAAAGAGAGTAAGTTTATTAATATATATTTGAAGACAGAGGACTGTGCAAAGGCTGCCGAGGAAGCTGGATATTCGATACGACAAAACTTTAAGAATCAGACAGCGCAGTATTATAAAAAAGGACAGCAGTTACTTGCCAAGGACTATATTAGTGACGAGATAGGATGGCGGTTTAAGCAGATGCAGGCTGCCGACATAGCTACTGCGGAAGAGGTAATGCAGTATTTGACAAGAGTTATGAGAGGTGAAGAGAAAGACCAGTTTGATATTGATGCCTCAATAGCTGACAGAACTGCGGCTGCCAAGGAGCTTAATAGACGCTTCAAGGAGATTGAAGATACTACTAAGACAAATATGAATACCAAGGAAGTACATCTTGTACTAGAAAGAAGGTAAGCAGATGAAGAGAGATGAGAGCCTTGATATTAGGATTAATCTTACAGATACTATAGCTCCCGTTTATGATGACCCATTGAATGACATATTAGACCATAAGCACGTACACTACGTATTTAAGGGCGGTCGAGGTAGTGCTAAATCATCACTTATAAGCGAGGTTATACCACTACTTATTATAGCTAATCCATCGGTACACGCTGTAATATTCAGAAAAGTCGGCAATACGCTGAAAAATTCAGTATTTTCTCAGATGATATGGGGTATTGAGATGATGGGACTTACCCAATTCTTCAAAATACCTAAAACTATCGCTAGTCCTATCGTTTTTAAGCCTACAGGACAGCAGATTTTGTTCATGGGACTTGATGACCCTAACAAAGTTAAGTCAGTAAAGCTACCGTTCGGATATATCGGAATTACATGGTGGGAGGAGCTTGACCAATTCTCTGGCGAGAAGGAAATACGTAAGGTATTACAGTCAACAATGCGTGGTGGCACACTGTTTTGGGATTTCCGCTCATTCAACCCACCTATCAGCAATCTTAACTGGGCTAACCAATATGCTACTGAGGCGTTGTCAAGAGAGAATACACTAGTTACTAGCACTAATTACACAGATATACCGGAAGAGTGGCTAGGACAAGCATTCATAGATGAAGCAGAAGACTTGAAAGAGCATAATCCTAGAGCTTACGAGCATGAGTATTTAGGAATACCTGTAGGAACAGGTGGTAATGTGTTTGAGAATGTTGAACCCCTATACATGAATGATGAATTTATATTAGGCTTCGACAGAATATTTGCTGGCGCCGATTGGGGATGGTTCCCAGACCCATTTGCTTTTGTCAAGTGCGCCTTCAATGCTAGCCAGAGAGATTTATATATCTTTGCTGAGTATAGGTGCAATAAGCAGTCAAATAAACAGACGTTTGATAAGATTTACCATGAGTTGAAGTACGCAAGAAGACCTTTTATGCTTCCGGATGAGATTGTCACTTGTGATTCTGCTGAACCTAAATCAATATCTGACTGGAAATCTTATGGGGCGTATGGTGCTAGACCTGTAAAGAAAGAGCCTGATTCAATCGTCTATTCTATGAAGTGGCTACAGTCGCTTAATCATATATACATAGACCCTAATCGCTGTCCTGAGACACTTAAGGAGTTTGTGGAATATGAGTACGAGCGAGATAAAGAGGATGAAGTTATTAGCGGTTATCCAGATGCCAATAACCATAGTATCGATGCGGTACGCTATGCTACCTCTAAGTATTGGGTAAGAAGAGGTCAATAAAGTTTTGGTATAAAATTGGGCGAATTATGTTATACTATAAATAGTGAATAATGTAGAAAGGAGTAATCCTTATGTCGCTTATAGATAAATTGAAAGGAGCATTGAATCGTATGCTAGGCCGTGACACAATAGTAGATGTATTAAAGGTTAAGCCTGCTATCTCAAATGAGATGGAAAATGCAATTCAGTTATGGACTGATATGTATTTAGGCAAGGCTAATTGGCTTAAAAAGGCAACAAGAGAAGACCCAGAGACAGTCGTTTCTCTAGGATTACCTTCGCTCATTGCTAGTGAGAAAGCTAGAATGGCTACACTTGAAATGGAGACTGAAATTACTGCACCTATGCAGGATGTTGAAGTCGATAATCCAGACTATGAGCCTCCTGGAATTGACCCTAATACTGGTATGGCTACTATGGGAAGAGGTTCAATGACTATTACAGAATCTCAGCCTATAGGTCCTACTGAAAGAGCAGACTACCTACAGACACAATATCAAAAAGTAACTGATAACCTAAGAACACAACTTGAATATGGGTGTGCTAAGGGTGGTTTTGTGATTAAGCCATACGTAAGGATGTATGAGTCTGCTGTACCTAATATCTCCAATGAGGTGACAGAAGCCCGTGAAAAGGAAATAAATCCAGCGCTCAGAGACATAAAGAAGCAATCGTCATTTAGCACTAACTCAAAGGTGGGACGAGATGAAGCTGGAGATAATACAACTAAAAATAAAAATTCTGATGATTTTGGTAAAGATGATGCGACTACAAATTCGTCTGGCAATTCAAATACTAAGGCTCAAAATAATATTGCTGATTCTAAATTTACTTCTTCTAGTGCAGAATTACCTAAATACGAGATAGAATTTGACTTCGTGCAGGCAGATAGGTTCTATCCGCTATCTATTGATGCTACGGGTAAGATTGTAGAGGCAGTATTTATTCAGCAGAAAATAGAGCAGGATATTGTTTATTCAAGACTTGAATACCATAAATTCTCTAATAGAACTGCCACTATCGAGAATTACGCATTCAAGAAGAACAACAATAGCCAGCTCACAGGAAGAAAAGAGGATTTAAGCAACTTAGGTAAAGAAGTGCCACTCACAGAGATAGAAGAGTGGGCTAGCTTGTCTAAATCTGTTACAATCAATAATGTAGATAGACCACTATTTGCATACTTTAAGATGCCTGAAGCTAATACTATTGATACTCACTCACCTCTAGGAGTTTCTTGCTACAGCCGTGTTGTAAATCTAATCCAGAATGCTGATGAGCAGTATTCAAGACTTCTTTGGGAGTATGAAGGCGGTGAATTAGCGGTCGATGTTGATAGGGATGCACTTAGACCTGAGGTACACTATGATGCTAACGGTATGCCTATCACACAGACTGAATTACCTAGAAAGCAACAGAGGTTGTTTAGAAAGGTAGATTTGAACAGTGAGGAGACATATCAAGTATTCGCCCCACAGCTTCGTGACGAGTCTTTAGTACATGGTCTTAACATTATCTTAATGAGAATCGAAGATGCGTGTGGATTGAGCAGAGGCACGATTTCTGAGCAAGTATCATCAGAAGCCAGAACTGCTACAGAGATGAAAATTTTGAAGCAGAGAAGTTATGCCGCTAATGCTGATATTCAGAAAGCATTGGAAAAGACTCTTAGAGATACTGTATATATTATGGATGTCTATTGTACACTTTATGACATCACTCCTGCCGGAGAGTATGAAATCTCATTCGAGTGGGATGATAGTATTCTCGTTGATAGCGATACTGAGCTTGAAAAGAGAAGAAATCTCGTACAGGATGGCATAAGCTCTAAGCTAGAGACTAGAATGTGGTACTTCGGTGAGACTGAGAACCAAGCGAAACAGGCATTACAGAGAATTGATGATGAGCGCAAGGCTTCTATGGAGACAAATATCGTGTCTCAGCAAGAGATTGGAGCAGATGCTCAAGGTAAAGATTTCTCTGGCAACAATAACAATCCTGGCAACAATAATG